GTGCCCACCAGTTGATCGGGCGGTTCGTCTCCCGGTCAAAGGCGCGCGAGCAGGCGGTGATGATCGTGCCGACGAGCGCCTGATCGGTGCCCGACAGCGTTGTCGTGCCACCGAGGTAGGCAATCGTCGTATTGAGATCAGAATAGTCGGCCATCCATCACCGCCTGTTACTTGCTCACATGATCGGCCCAGAGCGTCGGAGTAGGGGGCGAAAGGTGTGGCGCGAGCCGTTCGCGCCAATACGCGACCCGCTCGCTATCGCCGCGCTCCTCGGCCTCCGCCAGCCACACCTTCATGCGTGCGACGTGCTGCCGAAAGCCGCGATCCCAGTCGTCGGTATTGGTATATCCCTGCCCGCCATCACGCAGGCTTGGATCGTACGTTCCCTGACCGTTGTAATCGGGCAATTGGTTCCTCCGTCTCGCGGATCGCGGGAACGAGCGGGTTATTCCTTTCGTCTCTCAGAAAGTGGCGGCCCGCTCGATGGACTCCGCCTTCGTCCGCGCTCATGTTACGCCTTCGCCGCGCCGGTCGCTTTCGCGTGGTCACGGGCCGCCGCGCCGTCGTCCTCGCGCTTCGCCGCGCCCCGCCGCGCACCCGCGTAGGTGGACGCAATCGGATGATCGGCCACTTCCTCGGTGAAGAACTTGGCGTTCTGCGCTGTGCGTGCCATGCCGTCCTCGTGGACGACGATCCGCCGGTCGCCGAAGCCGCCGACGTTCTCCGGGCGCGCTGGCACCTCATAGCCCGGCGTCACAACGACGCCCGGCCCCAAATCCAGATCGTCCGTCAGTTTCGGCTTGTCTGCCATAATGGTTGTCTCCTTGTGCGTGTCCGTGCCGGGGCGCGGATTATTCGAATTCGAGGTGCGCGCAGACGTTCACGGGCGACGCGAGGCCCGTGCCGTTCTGTACCATCTGAACCGTGAAGACATCGCCCGACTGGCACGGCGTCTGTGCCACGGCCAGGGGGACGACAACCTCGGTGTCTGCCGCGAGATTCGTGCCGCTCGCCAGGGTCAGCGTCGCGACCGGGTTGACACTGGCGACGAGCGCGCCCGCGCGGTACTGGCGTACGTTGTACGTCACGTTGTTCGTCGCTGCACCCGTCACCAGCGAGGGCGAAACGAGGCTGGTACGCACGAGCGTCCAGTTCGTCTCGTCAAACTGCGAGGGCACAATCGCCACAATCGTCTCGACCGTCGCTCCCGCCGCCGCTTGCGCGGGGAGCAGCGCATCTTCGCTCTTGAATGCCATGCGAGGTTCCTTTCTGTTCTAGTCGGGCTATTCTTTCCGTTGTGCCGCATGGAGCGCGGAGTGTTCAGCGTTCGTCATCACGCGCAGGTTTTCCGGGCGGTTGTCCGTCCGTACGCCGTTGATGTGATGCACTACGTCCTCGCGAGTAAGGGGCCGTCCGAGCGTTGCCTCTGCAACGAGGATATGCTCGAACACGTAGCCGTCTGATGCGCGGGGGTGTCCCGGCATCCAGATTTGCCGATAGCCTGCGGTGTGGATGCGAACAACCCGCGCTCCATACGGCTTGCGATCTGCATACCCGCAGGCACGAGAACAATAGCGTCTGCCCTTACCGCCATTCGCCGTGTCCTGACTGGGTTGCACATAGAATGTCTTGCCGCAGTGCAGGCATTGTCGTTCCACACCCGTTGTACGGTTCGCCTTGTCCCATGCCATTTTGCACTCAGGGCTGCAAAACCGCCGTGGCTTTCCGCCTTTTGTTCTTGCTTCCCCTTGCTGTCCGCATTGCTCGCAGACATAGGCGACAAGAGTTTGGCGTTCAGCGGGCCCGCGCCCGTTCTCTGCTTCCCAACGTATGCGGCATTCCTGGGAGCAAAAGAGATGCCGTGTCGAGCCGTTCAGATGAACGCGGGCTTCTTGTCCGCATCCCTTGCAGATAAACGTTGTTGGCATGTGATCCCCCTTCGTAGTGAACGAACACTACGAAAGAGTATACCATCCAACGTCATATATGTCAAAGACCTATGCGCCCACATCATTTATGATTTGGAAGCCGGCGGGAAGCCTAGCGGCAGTAAACCCAACTCGTTCCTCGCCGCGAAACCAAGTTTGATTTTGTTCAAAACTTGTACCCGCCTCAGAACTGACATCCATCGTGATACCATCTCGCTCGAACAACCATGCCTCCTTGAAGGCTCCGACGATGATGACGGAGCGATTGGAGCCGGTGCCGGTGGTCAGGTTGACGGGGATATTGGCGTCGATCAGGACGGGGTAGCCGAAGATGGCGGTCATTGCCTGCCCGTTGGTCGGCGTGGGCGACGGCATGCCCGCCTCACCGAACTGCTGTGAGCCGACGACGGTGCCGACGCCGAGGAATCGGCCGGTGGTGTCCTGCGCGGCGAGCAACTTGCTCCATGTGCGCGGGTGCATGGCGATCAGGTCAGGGTTGCCGTAGTAGTTGACCTGCATACGGCCAACGGCGGCGAGGACATCGGTGTAGAGGGCGGACGCCTGGACGTTCGCGGTACCGGTCGGAGATGCCGTTGCAGTCGTCGTCACGCCCGCCGTATTGAGGATGCCCGTCGGCTGGCCGGTGCCGCTGCCGTTGAGCATCGCGCGATCTTCCTCAATGCCGAGGCCGCGACCGAGGTCTTGCCGCACGATGGCGTCCACCGCCGGGGCGGAATCCTCCAGCAGTTGGTTGGAGACCTTCGCGATACCGGCGAGCGTGAAGATGTTGATGGCGATCTGCCCCAGCACTTCGTCCGTGCTCGGTTTGGCCGCGTTCTCACTCACCCATGCGACCGTACTCACGCCAAGTTGCTGCGGCACGTAGACGAGGTTCGTCTTGATGCCGGGCACGGTCGTGACGTAGTTACGCAGCGGGGCCGTCGCGCGCCGCAACTCAACCAGTTGCTGCAAGTAGTACGGCGGAACGAGATAGCCGCCCGTTGTCGAGCCGCCCTCAGCGAGCGCCTTTGTGCGGTACTCGGCCATCTCGGCCATTGCTTTCGGGTCCTGAACCTTTTTCGCTTTCCAGACCTTGTACGAGAAGGGTTCTTCCCCGACTCCGGGCCGCGCGGCCACGTCGTAGGTGTGCTTCCGGTCGGTGCGATGCTCGGTCAGTCCCTTGATGTCGGCGGCTTGCGCTTCCAGTTGCGTCTGCATGCGCTTGATCGTCAGTTCGCGCTCGGCGGCTTCCTTCTCGGCTTTGAGCGTGGCGACCTCGCCCTGCAACGTCTCCATGCGCTCCTGGATGCTCTTGACATCCTCGGCGCTCGGTTGCGCGGCGATCTGCTCGGTCAGGGCGGCCGTCGCGGCTGCGGCTTCATCAAGTTTCGCGTTCAGTTGTTCGATAACCTGTTCTGGGTCCACGGGTGCCTCCGTCATGGGTGACGGGCCGCGTGGGCCGCTGAACAAATAGAAAAGGAGTGCTGCTAGGTGCGCGGGAGGTTGTCTACCGCGCGTATGAACGCGTCCGTACGCAACTTCGACCAGTCGTAGTCCGCCGTTTGCCCCGCCGCTGGCAGTTGAAACGACTTCTGAACGACCGCGAAGAGCGAGGACGGATTCGCGGGGATGGGGACGGCGCTGATCTCGCACAGATCCATGCCGACGATCTTGCGACCATCACGCTTGAAAATGCCGCCGATACTAAAGGCGCGCACGATGCCGTTTTTGATGTCGCTGTACATTTTGACGTGCCACGGTTCGGTGCCATTGGGCGGCGGCGGAACGTGCGCCTCGACCATCAGGCCGTTGGCATCCACGACCGCCGAGACAATCGTGCCGATGGGACGGCCCATGTTGTGATCGGCGAGGAGGACGGGATTGCGCATGTACTTCCCCACCGCATCGGTGAATGCCTGCGGCGTCACCGCCTCGCGGTCGCGGTCGAGTTCGTAGGTGCTGGCGTAGCCGCGTAGAACGAGCGTGCCGTCATCGCCAATCGTCGCCGCTTTGAAGGTGGCGTCAAGGTGGAAGGGCCGCTCGATAGCGGGCGCGTGCTTTGCGGCGTCCTTCTTCGGTAGCCACGCATCGGGCACGGCGTCAAGGAAGCCGCCCGCACGCGCTTTGCGGATAATACAGGACTTGACGGCCTCCGGGTCGTCCGCCTTGCCGATCAGGTGGGCGGCGTCGCGCACATCGGCAGCGTCCTCGATGGGAAACCGGCGGTCACTGTCGCAGAAGATTGACGCGGGCATCTTCTCGCGTTCTTTCGGAGATGCATTGGCGGCTCGTCCCATTGGGTGCCTCTTTCGATGGGGCCGCCGGGGCCGCGAGGTTGACATCGTTCCATTCGCCGCAACGTCGGCAGCGGATGCGGAGTTTCAGCGCGCCGTGATACTCGAACAGCACCCGCCCGCACTCGTGACAGCGATACTCGTTCATCCGCCACCCGCTGCTTCCGGCATGCCGCGATCCCGTGCCCGCTTCCGGCAACGCGGACACAACTGGGCGGTATTGCGCGCAAACTCGGCCCGCTGCTTGGCGAACGCATCGCCGCGCTCAGTCTCGGTGAGCGGTCGCACAAACCCCTGTTCGTCACGCACCTGCCGGATCACGCCGCAGATCAGTTCGCCCACGAAGGCGCAATCGGGGCAGGTGTAGGGCCATGCGTACCAGTTGAACTGGCGCATCTGCCCTTCCTGCCAGTAGACCGCTTCGAGGTCGGGGCGGTGGCGAGGGACGGTCTCGATATGCTGGATATTCTCGGTCATCATTCCCTCGTCTTAGCCAATGAGTGGTACTGCGCATCTCACGCCGTTCGGGTGTTCTTCGCCCATGAGGGCCGCTGCATCATCGAGCGGCACGACCATCCCGTTCACCGCCGCGCAATCCGCGTCCTGGGTACCGTCAATCATCTCTACGTAGCGCACGCGGCCGGAATCGCGGTACGCCTTCATCAGCGCGCCGTTGAACGCCCGTGACGCTTCCGTGCGTGCAATGGTCGCGGCGCGGTATCCCGTCGCCTCCGCGAACACCCCGGCCACGCCCTTGTATGTCTCCGTTGGCACGCCGTCGGCGATCTGGCGCACGCTGTAGGCCCGCCGTAAGCCCTCCGCGACCTGCTCGGCCACCGCCGCACGGGTCGTCTGATTGATGCCCGCCACGGATGCGCTGTATTCATTCCGTGGCTCGGTCACGCTCTCC